GTCCCGATCTTGAGCGAGGTCAGCTCCCCGCAGATGTATTTGTGGTTGCCTTCGACGTTGATCGTGACATCCGCACCCTCGACATTGACCACAACGGGGGCGGCCGCTGCGGCGGCTTCGAGAGCTTTGGCGGCAGCGTCGAGGGCGGCTTTGACAGCCTCGGGGTTCTTCGAACCGTCGATCGAGAGCATCCACCAGTCCGTGTCCGTCACGGGATGGCCCGTGTTGTTGTTTTTCCGGGAGACATACACCGAGGGGGCCGCGTAGACCATGTTGAGAAAATCGTATGTCTTTTCCGGGGAATAATCGCCCGCGGGGACGACACCCGTGGAGCCTAAAAGTTCGGTTACTTCTGTCATTGGTTTACTGTTTTAATGGTGTACAACTTTCCGTTTTCAAGTTTGAATTTCGCTCCTTCGTAACCGTTCTGATAGGTCACGTAGAGTTTGAGTGTCGCAGGATCAACCCAGAAGACAGGCATGATAGCGCCGCCCTCGGCTCGGTATTCCGAGGTTACGTAGCCTTTGGTCGCATCGTCCCAAAAAGCCCAGTATTTGAGCCCCCCGACATCCACGATCTTCGGAGGGTGGTCGGCCAGAGATTTCGCACGCGCGGCCTGCTGGTCGGCGTTTGAGGCTGATTTTTTTGCACGTTCAGCAGCCTTATCCGCACTATCAGCAGCCTTATTAGCTTTGTCTTTTGCGATGACAGGTCCTTCTGCATATTCCTGTTCGGTTCCCTCATAACCATACTTCTGTGCGATCTCATAGGCCGACTTTCCGTCCAGTCCATAACGCAAAGCATGATCTGTCAGGATAATATGGGTTAGTTTATCATCCATAAAAATCCATTATTTTTGTATCTGTAAGTATAAGTAATCGGTTGGTCAACGTTTTTTTATAACCTGACGCCTTTACAGTATAGGTCGTTTCGAGCGTTGCGATACCCGCATCGAGTTTTCCGGTTTCCGAGGATGGGATATTGAACACAGCCCGATCTGTTCCTTTGACGATCGGCAGCCCGCTGCCTTGCGTCGATCCGTAAATTCTCGGCCCGTTCCCGGGCGTGTAAACCAACATGTCGATCTCCACCTCTTCGAGAGAAACTCCCGTCGGATATACGGCAATCCCCATGCTGTCGCCTTTGGCATATATCGGTAATTTCGGTATCATTTTACAGGTCGTTTAAACAGGTATTTAACCCATGCGAACCATTTGCGGCGTTTCAGATACATCTGATCGGCCTGGTTGTCGTAACACTCCCGCTCAAGGGCTATGTCTCGGTATGCCGTGTCGTATGGCGGCAGCAACCATTCGAGGGCCCAAAGGGTGCAGTACAGGATGACATGGTAACAGATCGGCACAGTACAGAGCCACCGCCAGGATAATCCGCAGGCAGGAATCAGTACCAGGAGCGCCGTCGCGTAGAGGATCAGCCACTCGATCTGCTGCCGGGTGTGTATGG